AGGTGATATCCCCTAGGTGGTCTCCCCTTGTGTGGTTCTCACCACGACAACCCACAGGCGTTAGTAGCCCGCAGGGCCCATCCCGAGTTTGATGCCGACGACTCGGGGGCGTCCAGAACGGCACAAGTGATCAGAGGAAGTGGGTACAACCTCTGACTTCCTTTCCTCGAGAGAGGAAAGGCACTTGCGCAAGGCCGGCCAATCTGCTATCGCATTGACTGGGATAACAGATCGTATTCTCCATCCTTTAACCATGAGGACGGAGTTTACCATCTTATGATCACTTGAAACAGTGTCATAAGAATGCCGACCAAGCACAGGAGAAGTTTCACCAACAACCGGGTAATGCTTGAGTATTCTAAGCATTTTACGGTCAAGGTGAAAAGCTGCGTCCTCCAGACCAGCGTGAAAGAGCTGGTTCCGGAGAGAGACAGCCGAAATGATCTCCTGTGCGTCCTTCCGTGATGAGGGAATAAGACGACGGCAACGGACAACTGAAACGTCTGTTCCGTCAAAATACTCCTTCCCGCAACTCTCCCGGAATTTACCATTCCAAAAAGACTTGCGGTAGTTGACCTTAAGTCCAAAGGACTCAAGAGAACTAATCACGGAACGCACATGATCAACGGGGACAATGATGTCGTCCCCGAAGACACGCACCCGACCAAGATAGGATTTAATGTCCTTCTTGGTCAACCGGTGTCCTAAGTCCTTTTCAATCCCTAAGAAGATAGCCACAAGGAAAGTGGCTGCCTCCATGGGAAAGCAAAGGGCTGAACCCATCGACGCAAACTTAGCGAGATCTAAAACATCTCCGCTAGGTAGGCGAGCTCTGTTGGACCGACAGTCCATCACAGCGTCATGCAAATGACGATGTGGGGACAAGAGGGCATCAACAGCCTCGAGGGGGACTCTATCGGACGCTTCACTAAGGTCTAGTGTCGCGAGATCGCCTTTCGACGATCCTTGGCGTGCCATTCGCTGGTTAGGCGTCTGGTCATCCAAGCCAATAAACGAACTGAGATAGGAACTTCTCAGTGCGTTCTGGAATTCTCGAAGTATCGCCTGCTGCGCATATTGCATGGCAGTAGGCTCTACCGCGATTATTCTTGGAGTCTTCATCGTCTTAGGTACCGAGATAACCTTAACGGGTATCTCGTCACCGGGTTCAATGAAGTTAACCGCGTCCAACTGATCCACGTAGGACCAGTTGGGAAGGACGCACTCCCCGTACGGGAAGTAACGTTCCAAGCGGCATGGCCAGGATGTTTGTGCGAACTTCTGATTCCCGTAGAGGGAGTCAGCAGTCGCTCCTGGTCCATGTTTCGGTCGTAGATCACCATCATAGACAACCTTATCTATGGAAGTGAAAAACGATGCGAAAAGGAGAGAGCTTACCCTCTTGAAGTCATCGTAACTTCGAGAAGAC